TTGAGCTAATGTTACCCTCTGAGCCATAGAAAAGATGTTTGGATCACTGACGGGTAGAATATCTACTCTGGCATCAAAATCTGACGCTTTAACTTGTTGATCTGCCCCTGCAACCTCATACGGGTAAAGAGGAGGAAGGTTCTCCGCAAAGATGTTTGACAGCAGTCTGAGTTCTGTTTTCTGTGCATAATGAAGTCGTTTGTGGATTGCCGACATCACCTTCATACCACGTTCCAACAAAGCTACAGTCGTACCAACAGGGGCATTCTGTTGTCCTCCTTCGCCTATCTTGGCATCAGCGATAGACACAAAACGCCTACCGCTTTCGATCAAAGACCCCAAAAGACTAGCTAGCGTACCGGAGGGTTCTTTATACGGAAGAGGAATAATAGCATCACGGATATTGCCACCAGGAGCATCAATATCCCTAAATTCACCAGGCTGTAGCGGTTCGTCGTCATTTCGTACTCGCACACCCCGTGCCTTAAAGCCTGCGGGTAGATTAGCCAATGTTCCCGCGTCAATTAGTTGTCGAAGGATACTTGTAGCTGCTCGACCTAATCCACCCAACATGTGTATCAGTCCAGAGCCATAGAACCCCAGACCAGGTAAAAACTTATAATGAACAAAGAACTGCTTCTTTCTCTTCAGTGGATCGTTCTCTGCATAATTACGACGTATCGCCAGTATCTCTCCACTGTCCTTATGAAGCGTTACAATGTAGGGTAACTTGATTCCAGTAGGCTCGCCATCGGCTCCCATGTCCTCAAAACCCTCAATATCAAGATCAGCATGAAATTCTAGTATTGTATGTGTGTCCTCAGAATAATTCTTAGACAACCCCTCGATCTCGTTTACTTTTTCCTTAACTATATCGGGTTCCTCGTCGCCCGTTGAGATCTCGACATCCAGATAAATCCCCCCTACCTGCATCTTTCGCAGTTCGTTTTCATTCATCTGTAGAACATGTGTCACTCGTGGTGCTGTCTGCACGTCGCTTGCTGAATACGGTACTACCAAGTCTTGAGCGGGTATAAACTTGGATACGGCTCGTTGCCTTGTTGGATCAAAGTATACCTTCTTAAACGTAGAGCCAGATAGCGGTAAATAAAAAAGCATCTGATCCGTATCGGGATCAAACTCCTCCATTACTTCTGTAATCTGATAGTTCATAAATTCTTTTATGCGGGCAGCTTGTGCCTCTCTTTCGGGTGTCTCTGCCCCTATAATCTGTGTACGAACAGGCCCACCAGACGGTAGTAGCTCTTTATACGATTGTGATTGAAACTGTGTGACCGACTCCGATATCAACGGATGTGTTACCCCACTTGCCCCCTCAAAAGGCTCCGTTCTATCGTCATACTGCATACCCAAGAGATCCAAGCCTTGTGTATACGCATTCTCCCACTCGGATCGTGACTCCTGGTCGTCCTCAAACAACGACCGAAGATCCGAGGACAACTCACCAAGAGTTCCTTCATCAAGAGCTTCCGCTATGTTTGCGTTGTGATCATACGGTTCAGCCATGACTTCCGTCTGCTGTTCCATAAGAGCTTGAACAATGGCACCGCCTTGTCCGTCGTCAATAACCTCGGCACCGCCCTCAAACTCCTGCGGTGTATCAACTTCTGGATTTATTCCAGAAGCTACTAACGCTGCTAGAGGTGTTCGCTCTTCTGCCACTAAAAGCTTCCTTTGAAATCTACCTTACCGCCATTTGCAAAAGCTGTACCTTTTAAACTTTTTTTCTCATCTCTAGCTTTTTCTAACATTTTAAGAACTGTATCTCGGTCTTTGTTGCTTATATTTTTAGAACCCTCCCCTAAAAGCTCTTTTATTTTTTTATTTTTTAATAATAACGCTTTTTCCATCTCTGACATTAGTAATATCCTTTAAAATTTGAGGTCAAGTTACCAATCATACCGCCATCTTGTAGGCGTTTTTCTTTCTCAGCATCAACCCTTTTGATAGCCTGCATCAAGCCACCGTCTTTATTGTTAGATACACTCTCTTTGAGTTTCTTTTTGTTTTTTCTTGAAACACTCTCTTTGAGTTTCTGTTGAAGTTTAGGATCTTTCTCCTCATCCAAAATGACTCTGTTCATGTTATCAACGACATTAAGACCTGCTTTTTTCATCTTTCGTCGAAGTTTTTCTTTTTGAATGCCTTCTGCTACTTCATCAATCGTCATTTTTCTCTCCTTCTTCCTCTTCTGTCCAAACTGCGTCTCTTATTTCTAACAATGTTTCTAGATGTTTTTGAGGATCATACCGTCGGTTGTCCTTCTGAAGTTTGTTGTTGAAAGTATCTACGGAAATGAAGCTATTCTTCATGTCCTCCTTGATTCTCTTCAGCGTATCGTCCATCAGTAGTAACTCCTCATCCTAGGTACATAATCGTCTTCTTCGTCCTCTCCGTCAAGATAAATAAACCCACCTTGACGAAACCGCATCAATGCCATCGTCATGCTGTCGCAAAAGTCGTCATGATCACCATACGGGAAAGAGGCTATTTCTTCAATGACTTCTTCAGCAAAACTCTGGTTATCGGGTGCCCATACCTTACCCGCCTCGAACAACGGTGCCACCATGTGCATTCTAGTTGTTTTGTCCTTGCCTTTTCCTGGTGAAAACGACAATGCAGGGATGTTATGCAGTCGTAATTCGTCAATAAGGGGCGTACCGCTCGCTTTTGCCTCCACAATCACCATATCTGGCTCCCAATACTCGTATTCGTCATACGCCTCACGCTTTAGTTCGGGAAAACTCCACCGACCCCGCTTCGCGTCCATCAAAATTATGTTGTCCGAGCCGTCGTCCTCGGATGTAAAGATGCCCCACGTCGTTATAGCACTATAATCCGCACTTTCCTTCTTCGAAAACGCAGTATCGTAGCTCTGAATGATGTATTTCACGGGTGGAATGTCCTCTTTATCCCACATATTCCACCAATCCTTCTTTACAATCGCTCCTTCTTCCGAAGTTGGCTGTTGTTGCCACTGTGCCGACCATTTTGCAACGGGTAACGACGCTTTTATGCCCAAAAGTGTGTCTTTATCCCAAAATTCGGGCCATAATGGCTTGTCAGAGGGCATAATTGCAGGAAACTCGACCACTTCCCACTGATCTGACATTGTATCGCTCCCTTGAGCCGCCAATAATCGCCCTGTCAAGTCTTTTTTACCCCATCTCGTCATAACCAGAATAATTGACCCCCCAGGTTGAAGACGCTGTCGAGGCCCAGAGGTATACCATTCATACGCATTGTCAAATGCCGACTCTGATAGTGCATCTTGCTCCGAGTGTGGGTCATCAATAATAAATAAATCCGCACCACGGCCCGTGACCGCTGCTCCAACGCCCGCAGCAAAGTACTCGCCCCCTGCTGATGTCTGCCATCTTCCCGCAGACTTGCTGTCTTCCTTCAATGTCGTATTGGGAAATACGTCCTGGTACTGTGGATCGGCAATCAAGTCTCTTACTTTTCGACCAAAACGTACTGCCAGTTCCGTATTATGGGTTGCTTGGATAATTTTTAATTTAGGGTTCCTTCCAAGGAACCATGCGGGCATCATAAAAGACGCAAATTCAGATTTAGAATGACGAGGAGGCATATTCACAATGAGCCTCTTGATCTCGCCCCTCGCTACTTTCTCCAGTTTTTCTGCAATTACCCTATGGTGTCTGCCCTCTATAAACCCCTCATACACATGATGGGCAAACGGCATAAACTTCTCCTGTGCCTTTTCACGGAGATCCATTTTCTTTTTGGCTTCCGTAAGAAGAAGTACCTCTTTTAGTACCTCTTCGGGAACTGCTTGGTAGTTCATGATCTAACGGGTGCGATATTCCCTATTGGTGCTCCGATTGGAGGTGTCAATGTAAATGGATATACATTCGGTATAGCCGAAATACCTCCAGTTGCAGGTGCGGGAGCCGTGGTTCCTGGTGCAGGGGGCGTGGTCACTGGCGGTGCAGGTGCCACTATCGGTACGCATATGTTTTGCACTGGATCAAACTTAAAGCCCGGTGGACATTGGATCGGGGACGGTGCTCCACCGACTCCACTTGGCGAGGGTACGCCTCCACCAACGTAGGGTCCTGGTCCGGGAACCTGTGTAAAAGGATTTATTTGCGCGGCTGATGGACCTTTATAGTTCGGGTCGCCTCGAAGAACTTTTGTAAAATAATCAACAACTTTCTGAAAAAAAGTTTTTTGTTTTTCGTCTTTTGGTTCTATATCCCCATCTATTATCTTCTTATATAACTCTGCAGTGCCTTTACTACCTAAAGGACCTAATGTGCCTTCGCCAAAGAAATCCGCGCCAACTGTTGCGTCTAGTGCTTCATCTCTTGTATCAAAACCTGTAGGACTAACGTACCTCGTCATTTCATCTGCAGCGGGTCTTGGTCGATCATCCACTGATGGAGTAAAACCTCTTCCATATAACATACCCACATCTTCACCTGGGGTAAAACCTCTTGTGTATAAAGTACTAAGTGGCAGTGAACTATCTATGGTTCCCCCTCCTAGTTCTTGTGGAAATAAATCAGGACGTGTCTGCATCAACATTCCTTGATCCACGTCACGTTGATTTGACGCTACCAACGCAGGAGCTGCTCTTCTTAGTGCTGCCATTGTAGGATCTGTTGCATCAAGATTTTCATCTCGTGTATCTGTACCCGCTCTAGGGGAGGTCATGTAACTAGGAAAATCTGACATCGGGGAGAAAGCTCGTGCACCCGTCAAAGATGCTAGTCCTCTGTTAAACTGATTGTCGTTTACGGACACCGCACCTAGATCCGCACCTG